GTCCATGTAAGGGTTAGCAACCATTCCATAACGGGTTTTGAAACCAATTTTTGGTTGGAACGTGTGCTCGCCTTGTGCGCGAACCATTGTTAATGGTACATATGGAGCATAGAAGATACCAGCATCGAATGGGTTAGTACCTTTATAACCAACGTTTACATAATCAACAGTCGCATATGGATCTACATATACGTTCAGATTACCCAATTTACCAGCAAAAGTGTTTTGAGTAACATCTGAATTTACGCTTGTTCCGTTGAAAGGTGAGCTTGAATCAAGTGCACCAGCAGCAGAAAATGCAGCCGCAACGTTTGAAGAACAAATGATGAAGTTACCAGCACCACGGCGAGTTTTAATAGCGATCTGATTAGCTTCACGAGTGATAGCGAAAACAAGACCTTTGATCTTCTCAGCGAACCAGCGACCGTCAGCATGATCAGTGTTTTGAAGGTCGAAAGCACCATTAAATCCACCCAAAACAGCGCGTGAGTTGATTGTACCAACCATTTCACGGTTGATTTCAGCCAGAATTTCACCAGACAAGATATTAGCTAGTTCAGTTTCAGCGTTTAAGCCGTGAACAGCTTTAAGATCTTGAGCAAGCTCCATTGTGTATTCTGCTTTCAAAGCACGTGTACGAGCTGTAACAGTTGTCTTCTCGATTGAGAATGCCATTTCGTTAAAGTCATTCGTACCTGGTGTAGTACCAAGTGCTTCAGCTTCAGCAGTAGTCATACCACCAACCATGTTGAAAGCGTCATTGACATCATCATTAGGAGTAGTATCAGTACCACCGTTAACTAATGAAGATGAATCTGGACCTTGTGAACCGGCAGCAGAAGCAGAAGAACCTAGGTCCTTACCACCGTCACCGTTAGCATTTGTTGCAGAGAATGCTGTATCAGCTTCATTGAACAACGCTTCAGTACCGTTTTGAGCACCATATTTAGATTTCATTGCGAAGATAAGACCAGTAGGTCCAGTCACTGGCTGAACGCCAGCAATATCATAAGCCATTAGGTTAGGCATTGCGCGGCGAACCAAAGAGATCATAACCGGATCCCATTTAGCAACACCACCAGTATCAGGCATAGAACCAGCAACGTTGTTTTCTTGAAGATAAGAATTTTCGCCAGATTGTTTAGCTAATTCTTTTTCTGTGTTCTCAAGCATAATTGCTGTTAGAGCACGTTTCTGCGAATCTTCGATTGAACGGCCATCTACTTTCTCATCAAGAACTGCGCCCCATTTTTCGACTAGTTCTTGGTTTACATTTTCATTAAAATCTGACATTTTTTACTCCGGGTTTATTTTGATTTTCTCATAGCTGCAAGATATTTTTCCATCACTGGAGAAACTTCTTTTGTGTCAGCCGATTCATTTAATTCTTCAAGATCAGTTTCTACTTTATCTGATTTGAAGTACGATTCTTTAAGCACATCAAGCTTAGTTTTGAATGATTCTTCATCAGAATATTCAATTTCTTCTGTCAGTGTTTTGAACTTCTCAATCTCTAGTTCAGAAAGTCCTGTTGATGATTCACGGATCATTTTTTCGCGAACCAATTCAGAATTACTTTCATTAAGAGCTATGTTCTTGCTAATTTCATCATCCAATGACGCTTTGCTTTCCTCAAGTTTTTCTGCAAGTTCATCAACAAGATCAGTTTTACCTTCAGGAACTTCAACATAGTGTTCTACGAAAACGTCCTTAAGATTTTTCATGAAAGATTCAGCGATGTCAGCACGAATACCTGCACTGATAGCAACTTCATTTTCTTTCATCCAGCTCTCAACAACATAATTGAGATAAGAATCTACTTGTTCTGCCATTTCTGAAATATTAGAAGTAACGGCTTCTTCAAGCGCGTTTTCATATTCAGCTTCGAGACGTGAAACTTCAGCTTTAACTTTTGAACCTAATGCAGCTTCAAAAATAACTGTAGCTTTAGATTTGAATCCTTCAGAAAGAGTTGCTTCAGATTCAACTAATGCGTCCAAATCATCTTTAAATTTGGAGTCATCTTCTTCAGCTATTTCTTCAGCAGTTTCTTCTTCAGCAGTTTCTTCTACTAAAGTATCTTCTACTTCTTCCACATTTTCATCTAGTTTTTCATCGAGCTCTGTTTCAAGTTCTTCAACTTTCTCATCAAGCTCTACCTTTAAATCTTCATTGCTTGGCATAATTATCTACCTATTTAGTTAAAGTTTGAGAGGAGGTCGAGATCAACTTCAGTCTCATAAAATCAATAAACCCATAATAAAAATGTCAATTAATATTAAAAAATTGACCTTAAAACATATATTTATAATAGATC